AGGCGTGGGGCTCGGCGGTTTTTATCTCAACATAACCGCCTTTAACAATGCGTTCCGTGCCAATAGGCAGCCAGTTATGCACCGTTTGCCCCTTTTTAAAAGATCCGGAGTTCGCTTTTATTATGCCTTTGGTGCCCTTGCTCCAACTGGGAACGCCTTTTTCAAAGCAGCCGGACTTGCCGGATTTTATTTTATTGTTTTTCAAAAAGCCGATCACCTGAGCGGCGCGGCGGTTTTCATTAAAAACCCGGTTAAATTCGGCGGTTAATTCCTTGCGCGTCAGCAGCGGATAATTTTCAATAAACCATGCCTTGTGCTCAAGGGTAAAAGCGATTGGTTTCCCTTTATTTAGCGCACCTATTGGGCGGCCGCAGGTAATGCCTTTATTGCTCATAGTCGCTTTTAAAGTGTCGCTGCTTTTGTTCTGGTTAAACTCGGCATTAAATGTGCGGGTCAGATCGGGCAATGACAGTGTCACATAATGGGTGCGCAAGAATTCCAGCATCACGGGCGTATAGAAAAACCGTTTTGTCATTTTTTAAACTCCAGCATTTCGGGCAATTTCTGGTTTAACGGCATACCACCGGATCGATACTTGGCAGCCTCGAGGGCTAATCGGGCATTGCTGACAACCTGATTGGATACAGCGGTGATCGCCTTGCTGCGTTCAACTTCTTTTTTCAGGTTTTCAGGCGAGATATGATCATCACCCAGACGTTCCAATTGTGCAAAAAGATGGTCGTTTAAATCGATTAGTTTATTTTTCATTTTATATTCCCTGAGTGATTGGTATAAGTATAATATACACTTAAAGTGTATATTATCAACTTAAAGCATTAATTAAGCGCATTTATTGCCCTGTGACCTGTCACAAAATAATAAATTGACTGGTGACTGTTAAGTTCTCATTTCGCTTAATATGTGATTAATGGCGGCGGCTTTTGCTGCGCGGATATCAGCCAAGCTTTTGCCGGTGCTTTCGGCCTCTGTTTTAGTGCAGTCTGGACACCAGTGCCCTTTGATCAGTCGCAAGCCTGGTATCGAAAACCGAGTTTTGCAATTTGCGCACCATAATGTCAGTGGCTTAGTGCAGGCAATTTGTGTTTTAGTTATCAGCTCCCCATTAAAAACATGGGCTATTTTATTTAAAAAGCGTGGGCTGTAATTGTAAAATCGTCTTTCGCCGAAGTTAAGGAGTCGGGCGCCAGTATCATTCACTTTTTTTATCCATTCCTTTTCTTTATCTGATGCATCAACCTCGGTGCAAACTTCCAAAACAAACAGTCTAGGCCGTAAATTTTTAACTATTAATTGATTCATCCATTTGTATAAAGGGTTGGACTCTCCGGGCGCGGCATTTAAATGCTGATAATACCTAAATTGCACAAGGGTGCTTTTCCCTATGTAGCGAATTTCTTTATCTATGGGATCGACCAATGCATAAATGCACGGCAGGCTTTCGCTGATTTCTTCGATGTATGGCAGGTTGTTAATGTTCATAAATTCTCCGCAAGATGCTGTCTGAAATAAAACGCCAGGCGGTTAAGGATGGATTAGTGCTTATCCTTAACCGCCTGTGATATACCGATAAGGTTTAAACGAGCGATTGCTGTTTTTGAGTTGCCAGCATGTTAGGCGAGTATTTCTCAATGAATGCGGCGCGTTGCTTTGCGGGTAAGCGCATTACATCGGAAAAAAGGATTTTAGCGGAAGTGTTAAAAGTTGTGCTAGTATTTGAATTCATAATAATTGTCCCTGATAGGTTAATTGTTGTGATGGCCGGATTAGGTTGCACCCTTTTCCGGCTTTTTTGTGCCCAAAACGGGCGTTTAGTTAACGTATAGCATTGATGATATACATTTTATTATCTTAACATTTGCAACTTTACCTGTTTGATTGCGTTAATGATTTCGCTGTTGCTGTGCTCTCTAAGTAGATAAACCGCAGCCCTTACCAGCTTTGTTTCGTTTATTTCCCGTTCCCCTTCCATACCTAACACTTCTATAATTTCATCCAGGCTGTCAATTTTAAGATCATCTGCTCGCGTTCGCAGCCCGGCGCGTTCGTCCGGTAGAAAGCGGATCGGCAGCGGGAACACTTTAGTAGTGCTTTTTACCGCAAATACATTGGCCGCTTTCTTAATGTCGGTGCTTGCTGCTTTCTTTTGCTCTGCCTGGGCTTTGCGGTTAAGGTTTTTAAGCTGCGCCCGTTCAGCCGGTGAAAGCTTGGCCTTAGCGGTTAGCTCATTAAGTAGTTGCTGATCTTCATTGTTCATTTTTCATGACCTCTTTTGCTAGTTTTTTATAATAGGCTGCGGCAACATGGCCCGGATTAATCACCGACGCCGGTTCGTGTTCAAACTCTGCTTCGGTAAATAAGCTGCGCTGCCAGACGGTAGTTTTTGCGCTATTGTTCGGCCATCGGCTTTTTAAATATTCTTCGCCGTATGCCAGGGCGCGTTTTTCCGCTTTGGCAATGCGGCAGGGAACCACCAAAAATTTAAGGTCTGATTCTTCAATAAAGGTTATATCTTCAATGTGCTGTAATAAGGTTTCCACCCCATCTAATGAGTGTTCTTTATATTCGGTCGGGAATACAAATTCAGTAGCAGCCATAACCGCATTTAAACCCAGGACTGAGGTGCCGGGATTAGTATCAATTACAATGAAATCATATTGGCCGTTGATTTTATCCAAATGCATTTTTAAGCGATATTCACGGCGAGGCAGTGAAATCATATCCATATCGAGTTTAGTCATTACGTCACCACGGCGACCGGGTATAAAGTGCAGATTATCCTGTTCAACATTATTGATAAGCGCTTTATAAATTGTCTGGTTAATGTCAAATTTTCTGTCTAATAACGCATCACCAATATAAAACGGCTTTTCGTCATCGCTTAAAAACTTGGTGGCGTCCGCCTGGCTGTCAAAATCTAAAACCAATACTTTGTTGCCCAACTGACTTAGCTCATACGCCAGATTGATTGCGGTAGTGGTCTTGGGAACCCCGCCTTTCCTGTTGCCAACCATGATCGTGCGTGTTGTTTTCATCGTTGCTATCCCCTTGATTATTAGTGTATAGCACTGATGATATACATTAATAAATAAAATACAAGGGTCTTTGCTAAGTATGTATAGCATTAATGATATACATATCGATAATTATGATACGATCACATAAATGACAATCACATAATTATCATTTATAGTTAAACAGCATCTTAAATTATCAACTATCAGGGACAGAGAAAATGAGCAGAGCAATTGAAGAAACATTAAAACCGTGCGGCAAATGCGACAAACAGACAACCCATGTACGCAATACTAATAAAACCAGCCTGATCATGTTCCTGGTGCATATAGTATTAACTATCTGCACTGCGGGCGCGTGGTTAATTTTGTTGATTGTCTGGTCACTATTGACCACAAAGATCGGCGGCTGGACTTGTAAAGAGTGCGGAAAATAAAGACGGCACTTTATCACTATTATGTTAAGTAAGCGTTTTATCCGGTTAAAATAAGCAACTGGTCATAAATTTAAAGCCAGACAAACAAAAGCCCGCATTTAAAGCGGGCTTTTTAGTCTTTATAGCATTGTAAGTTAATAACGGTTTAAGCCCTTAAGGTGGCTTAGATTAAGCAGATCCTTTTTCGTGTCAAACTTCCCGTCAACGCTTAAAAAGTTCCTCTTTACAATATGACGGTGTCATTATCTTACTTGGTCTAGCCCAGGCTATTAATTAATTTAGTTAATACCGCTGCCTGGGATTTGTTTTTAGCGCGGCAGTAGTTGTTTAATTTGTTTAAAGTCATGGAATCAACGTCTGCCTGTAATTTTTTGGTAAAATTATTCGGGTTGGCGCGTTTCTTCTGGCGAGATTTATGGGCGGCGATGGCGTTCGCCAGCAAGCGTGAGCCGTCACTGCTTAAATAAGCGCGCATTTCTTCCAGTTGCGGGGCATTTAATAAAAATCCATCTATGCCGCGCAGCTTATTAAAGTGCATTTTTGCCTGTTGATAATTATCAAACGAATATAACCCTAATGGCCTATCAAACTGGTTCACAAACCAAGAGTTTTGTAGTTCAAAGTATTCTGGATCATCGATTAACTTAACGCGCATTGTAATTCCCCTTTAATATAAACAACTATGACAGTGTCATTATATGCTATCAACTGCAATTATGACAGTGTCATACTTATATTTATTGAGTTAATCCGCTGTTAAATTATTTAACCAGCCACGCAGTGAAAGCGAAGCGTTACCGATCATTGGGTGTTTGCTATTGGAATGCTCACTGTGAGCGCGTGACGCTCTTTTTTAGGTTAAGCGCGTTAATAGGTTGCTTGAATCGTTAAATGCTCTCTGCTTTGCGTTGTTTGCCCGGCTTGTTAAATTTTCCCTCCACCTTTCGGTTAAACCTGTTTTGAATTGCGAGGCGTAGCCTACGCCCTTGGCTTTGCGGCTGTGATGCTTTGGACTGGTCGCAGACAAGAGATCAGTTGTGTGTGGGATAATAAGGCCCCTAGCTTGCTAGGAAATGGCCGCTGCCTCATTTGCTTTAATTCATGCCCCCTAGCTTGCTAGGAATTGGGCTGAACCTTATCCACAGCTTGCCTGTGCGTATAGATTAAATAGAAGTATTAATAAGAAAGAAGATAATTTTGCACCTTGTAAACCTAGCTATGCAGCTTGGTTTGATTTGGCCTTGCAGCTTTCTGTTGATAACTTAAATAGGCGTGGTTAAGGCGGCTTAGATTGCGCGGAGAAATGGAAAGATCACAAGTGTTTAAGGTGTTTTTTAATTTTGGGAGGTGGTTTGTGACGGGCTTTAAATCACAGGCAAACAGAGGCACCAAGCAAGGGCTTGGTAATATTGGAGCGGTGTGTCGGGTTAGTGCAGAGGCGGGGTTAGACCGCTGAATTTACGCAGTGTGGCCACTTCTTTGTTGACCATTTCGCCAAGCTGCTGGACAGAGATATTATACAGATCATCACCTAATGCGTTGATCACATTGTGCTGCGCCTGGTTGCGCTGCTCTTGGCGGCTTTTACCGTTTAATGAACGGGTTACTTTCTTGCGCTGCTGATCTTTCTTGCGGCGATCAAAGGCATTGCGGCGCCAGGCGATCTTGTTCTCTGCTTTGATTTGAGCGATAGACATGCGGCCAACACTTGCCTCTGTCATGCCGCTCTCTTTGGCGGCGCGTTTCAGGTATCCCAAACGCTGCTGCTGATGCTTTTCAACTCGTGCGTAGGTCACGCCCAGTGCTTCGAAAAATAGCGGGGTTGCTTCGTAATATTTATCTAGCCAGTGGCCGCGCTCTTTATCCCACACCTGATCGGAATCTTTAGCAGTAACAAGGCCCATTTTTGCCATGTCACGAATGCGGCGGCTGGTGCGGGAGATTGAAACAACCGGCTGATAAGTCGGATCTGCATCTGCTTTGGCTTGTTCTTGATCTGATATGGTTGATAACCCGGCGGCATCGCTGGCATTGCGCAATGATATTTCAATTTGATGGGTTACTAAATTGACGTGGGCACAAAGCACGCTGAACAAAGCGCGGAAAGATTTGGATGCGTCAGGGTAGAATTGTTTCTGGCGTTCGCCGGTGGCGCGGGCGTACATGGCAATGTCGGAGATAGTCACATCACGGTCGTAAGAAAGGCGGATCAAGTCTTTCACCAGTGCCGGCGGGTTTTTATATGATTCCGGTACGGTATAAGACGGGCTTTGGTTCTTAGCGGTGCGCGAATAATTGCCGCGCGCTTTATTGGGATTAGACGCTTTGCCCGTAAAGTTCGGGGTAAATTCAGGCTGCGGCGCGAAGTTATCCGCAAAATGTTCACTAATTTGTATCATTTTCGCTCGATTTTTATATCAAGACTTGCAAAACGCCCTACAACCAGTAAACTTAAAAACAATGTCTATCTTGTTTTTGATCTTTGTTTACGGGTTATAAAACTATTAAAAAACCTGACTCGCCAAAGTCGGGTTTTTTTTCATCTGCAAAATCTATTGGTGTTTAATTTATCGTCTAAGCGCTCGCCTAAACTATCATTTAAAGTCTTCGCTTAATTCAAGCACAAAACAAGAAATCCGCAATAAAGACAATCATACACTAAAAGTGTATTTATGTAACCAAAACCTTTTATCTTTTAACCTGGGTTTCCAGAAGTAGATAAACTGCTGATCGCATTGTGCACCGATTGCAGTGATAATAAAAGCCCCAAGTTCTCAGAATCACTTTCTAAGGATCCCGCTATCTGCGCAACAAAGGCTTTTACATTGTTAATAGTCACACTATCCTTGTCGCCGATCAATATACTGACTCCTTCTTTACCGCTCATTGTAACCTCTATTTTATTTTAAATTATTAATTATTTTTGCTTAATTCTTCACTCATAATACTGTATATTTTTACAGTGTAAATCATCTGGTTTTTTTATAATACCGGATTTATAAAAAATAGATCACAGGTTCAAGTTGTCGCCATTACCCCAATAATCGAGTAGCATAATGTAAGCGATTGTTTTAAATAAATAAAATAGCTAAATTAGCATTTTTACTTAAATTATTGGCATTATATTACTATGTGCCGGGTGTATTGACAAAACATGAATAAAAAACAAAAAAAAGAAATAGGCAAAAGATTGCAGCAAGTGCGAAAAATGTCCGGTGAATCACAGGCAGTTTTAGGCGCGGCGCTGGGCTGCATTTCAACCACGGTATCCAAATATGAACGCGGCGAGATGGAGCTTTACGCCGGGGCGATTAATCTTATTTGTGCGCGCTACGGCATTAATCATAACTGGCTGTTAACGGGCGAGGGTGGAATGCTTGCCGATCTAGCAGACAATAAGACCGACTTTATGGCGGCGTTATTAAATACGGACGATCGCACCATGGCGCAGTTAAAGCTGTTATTAACCAAACTGCTCGCCCGGCTTTAAGCGGGCGGACTGTTATCGTCATCGGCATAAACCCGGACATCGTAATTAACCGCCTTTATTTTCACCGAGTCCGTGCCCGACGGGGTGACGTCAGTGACCAGCACCGGATAGTTCCAGCGTTCGGCAACACCAAACTGATAAAGCGGCGGCTCGATGCGCCCGGAGCAATCCGCAAAAAAGCCCAGGTTCGTTGCCAGTATCACCTGCTGATCGTGCGCGCCTGCCGTGCAAACATGCGGACCGTCCAGCGTGCCGTCGGGTTTGCGCAGCGCAATAAAGTGCGTGCCGGTGCTAAATTCCACGGGCTGGTTTAATTCCAATACCTTGCCTGTCACCGCATCCAATCGCCCGGTTTGAGAAAATCCGGGGATATCATCGGCTAATGAGTCATAGCTTAAATAGGTACTGTTCAGACCGTCCATTTCCGTCTGAAAAACATATTCTTTGCGCTGATAACGAATAGCGCGGCGTTTACGCATGCCAAACTGCCATGCCTTAGTGCGATCTGTAATGCCGTAGGCGCGCACTTTTTTGGGCCTGATGCCCAGATCATCATCAAGCATACAAAGTATGGTTTCCGGCTTCCAGGTTTCCGTCGAAAAATATTCAACTTCAATGCCGTCGTTTTCGTCGGGATCAAATAATAGGATATTGTGCTTTAAGGGTTTGAGCATATTATCGGGCTGATACATGTAATTAAAACCCGTGCGCGGCTCGTCACGCACCGGGATTATCTGCCCGCCGTCCAGTGTCGGCTCGGCAAAGCCCACGGCCAATACCCGCTTTAACGCCGCAAAAATGGTGCTGTCGTTATCAAATACCGCGTCGAAGGTATCGCCGCGACCATCCCAAATATCATTTAACCGTGCAAGTTCGGTTGTGCCAATCTGCGATGAGGTGTGGCCGTTGTCTTTGATGATGTATTCAAAGACGTCGGCAATGCTGCGCGTGGCCGTGCCGTATAATTTTCGCGTAGCAACCAGGTTAAATTTATTCTGCGCATTGTTGGCGATCGCATTGGTGCCCTTTAATTTTAAATGGATAGTGGTCACGCCGGGGTAGCTTGCAACAGGAGGCAATATGGCCTTAAGCCCGACCCACTCGACCTTATCCTTGATACTGGTCGAACTGTCTTCGGGTGTGACGCGCAGCGCATTGACCAGGGAATAACCGCTGGGCACTGTGATGGTTTCCGTGAATCCGAGCTGATCTAAAGTCGCGGCAGTATAAGTAAATTGTTGTTTTGAGTAGTAAGTGTTCCAACCTACGACCTTTTTCATAAAAACTTCAACGGTCACGGATCGCGACAGCAAGTCGCCATCGGTGTTGATTTCAGCAAGGCCCTGCGCAAATAAAAAATCCACCTGCATCTGGGTAATAACCTGACTCGCGGGCGCGGCCTGAAAGGGCCCGGCAGATCCTAACTCCATGCCCGACGTCCCCGAGGTGCTGCCCACTTCATCGGAGGTATAAATATTGGCCACGCTGCTGGTGCTTGCGCCCGGGCCATAAATGGACACTTCAATATCTGAGCCGTAGTGGGAAATCGGTGTATTGCCGATCATCATGTCACTGATATCATATTCCCCGACGCCGACGGCCAGCATCAAATCAATATACTGATCATTGTTTTGATAATAGCGGTGCGGTGCACTGAGCAAATCCGGGTAGGTTTTATGACGACCGAACAGCTCCGGGATAATGCCCATCAAACGCACGCTGTTACCCTGTGCGTTAGCGTCATAAATCACCGAGCCCTTTGGGGTGGTGCTGTTGTAGCTGTCGGGCGGCATTTGCGACATGGCATAGACAGTGGTGGCAACGGCGATCACCGCAATCACCGCCATAAAAATAGTAGCCGGCTCTTTGGCCTCCACGGTCAGCAACAGCTGATCACCCTCGCGCAGCTTAATGACTGGCCACTGCGCGGGCGCAAACTCAATGCCGTTTAATGTCGCGCTGAATAAAGGCACTTCCAGGCGAACATAAGCGGGGACCGTTGCAATCAGCCATTGTTCCAGGGTTTGATTGGGGGCTATCTGGTTGGTTTCAAAAAGGCTGTTATCGAGCTTATTGGGAAATACTAGGATGGTAGGCATAATACTGAACCTTAAAAAATAGCCGCTCGAAGGCGGTAAGACTGGTTTTTAACGGGCCGTGTTTGCGCCCGGTATGATAAACCTGCAGGCCATTGGCTTCGACCACTACGCCAACATGCAATAACAAGCCGCGCTTAAAGCAGGCGGCAATGCAGCCGGGTTGGGCGGGGCACTCGATGAACTGCGGTACCACTTTTTGATAAGCGGCGGTTAGGTTCACTTTATCATCGGGGCTGACGTTGCCGAAAGAATCGAGCAAGGGCTGCCGGTAATGGCGGTGAAGAATATCACGC